ATTATTTAATGTGATCAATTCTGATGCATTATTAATAAATGATGAATTTAAATAATTTTGCATATGGTTATTATATGTTGATTTTTTTGTATACTCGCATAAACAGCGTTCATATGTGCGGATAACCATTATTCTACTATTTATGTGCATATTTGCATATAAAATAATTCTGCTATTTTCTGCTAATGTATATAACATAAAAAACTTAAAAAGTGACAATGATTGTACATTCGCAATATTATCCAATAATAATTATATTTACCTTATTCCTTTTTTAAATAAAGGATAAAAATGTGACGTTATTATATCACTTTTATATCTATTAAATTATTATTATATTTTTTAGAAGGGGAAGAAATATTTTTAAAAAAGTTTTTCAAATAAAATAAATATATAAATTTAAATAATTTTGCATTTGTGATGAAATTATTAAATATAATTTTTATGTCAGACAATCGTTTCATACGTCATCATAAAAATTTATAATTATTGTTACATAAATAAATTTCTACGAATGTAACATAAAATATATCATAAGTATTGTTTATATTTATGCAAAATATGTCAATACACAATACAAAAGAATAATCATAAATGGCAGAATCATTAGAACACATTGACAACACTACATATGAAATGTGCATGAAAGCAATTAAACAAGATTATATGCAAATAAAATAAAATAAAATATATTGAAAATAAAATAAATTTTAAACCAAATGAAGACTACATAAATGAAGACCACATAAATGAAGACCACATAAATGAAGACCACATAAATGAAGACCACATAAATGAAGACCACATAAATGAAGACCACATAAATGAAAACCACATAAATGAATTATATATGGAAGCGATTAAACAACACAGATATGCATCAAATATTATTATGTGTAAAATTATGCAATCATTGCATGACAAACAAATTGATGAAATTAAAGCGCGTAATTTTATGAATTATATATATGATGCTAATCATGTACTAAAATACATAAAAAAAACAAACAAAGTGTGTTAATGTGAATTATGTTTTGAAGCAGTTAAACAAAATTGTTTTTCGCTTAGATATGTAGACGAACAAATATTGTCAAATAATGCAGATATAAACATGAATATTATTGGGAAAATTATATTGACATGGCGATAATAGAAAATAATATTGATATGTTTATAGAGGCGGTTCTACAAGATGTTAATATATTGACTAAAATTGATGAACATTATTATGGATGCTATACATTTGTACAGTATGCAATTAAGCAGCATATTGATAAAAATGGAAATATTTATTGTGAAATATTAAAAAAAAATAAATAATAAATGTCCAATTTGTCGAAATAATATTAAAATATTTTATATAATTGAACGTGACGATTTATGTAAAGTGCATAAAATTTAAAAATAAATGTTCAACAATATGACATATTTGATGAGCGGTTGTGCAAATTATTTATGTGTATTAACTGTTAAATATTTTTTTTATAAAATAAGATTATAATCATGAATCATTCGCCATTGAATCAATATAATCACAATAATTTTTCATTTGATAATGTGTCATTTTTTGACAAAAATGTGTCAAATAAATCAACACATGTTGAACATCCTGAATTTAACATGACACAATCAGTGCCTGTAAAAAAACAGAGACCTAAAAAATCTAAATGCGGATATACAATTAATTTAGATTATGCAAAAGCAGGATTAAGAGGTTCATTTTCAGATGACTATATGCGGGACGATGAATTGATAGGAATGTATTTTTCAAATGAAAACGTCAATCGAATTCAGTTACAAATAAAAAATGAAATAACATTGAGAACAAAAGGAAAATATGCGGTAGATGTTGATCAGGATATTGAAGACATATTAATTGTTATGGGGCATATAATGATAGAGGATGGACAATTTTTATTAACAAAAATAGTAAAACAGGTTAAAATTTTAAACAAAAGGGTCGTTGATTTTGTTGTTCCTGATATGATAAGTGAGATAACTCAAAATTATGGATACCAGCAAGAGATAAATAAACCATTGCAACAAATGATGCGACCAATGAACGTCAATAGTGCAGGACGAAAAACATTACCGTCAGTTACATCAATGTGGACACATTAATATGTTTAATGATTATACGTCACTTCATCATTTGTTAGTGAGTGTATTTGTTGTGTTATGTATTGTCTAACTTTTGTGTTAACTTTAAATAAGCTTTGTCCAATAAGTATATCACCTTTATTAGGTCCAGATGCTGAATAATAAATTTTTTTAATATTATATTTTTTTATAATTTTTTTTATATTGTTGATACAAAGATCAATAATATAAATCTCATGATCACCTAATTCATTATAGCCACGATTTGTAAAATTTCCTGTTGGAATTCCGTGACTGTATGGTTTTTTAATTGTTTTTAATTTCATTGCAAAAATATTGTATTTTCGTATGACAGCGTTACCTTTTCCTTGTTTACAACTTCTGCTTAAAAAACTTTCTTCGTTGTCATTGAATATATATAATGTATCGTCAATATTATTTTGTATATCATGCTGTATCATATAATTAAAATCACCAAATGTGTCACGTTTATTATAAACAGAAGCTATTATTTCAACAGTCGAAATATCATTTTCATGTGACGTCATTGAATTAATATGTGTATATATAATTTTATTATGTGTAAGGTTAGCATTGTCATAATATGCATATAAATATTCAATTTTTACGTTGAAAGTCAACAAATTATTTAATTAATAATTATTTATTAATCAAATCAAAATAATTGTGCGCGATTTTATGTTTTTTATTAACGACTAGGTGTCTGCTTAATTTTTTTATAAACGCAAATGGTGCCTGTTTCATTGATTATTTTTTCGATTTTGGTTTGATCAGTTGAACCATTCAAATACGTGACAGGTTCATTGTGGCCATAAGTACCACTTTGAGTACTTGTTTGATCAGCCGCTCCTTGTGGGTCATACATATAATCTTTGCTTTGCCCTTGCCCTACTGGATTTACGAAAACAGCGGTGTTTCCCACAATTAGTTTTTTTCCGGTTTGGGCAGGATCAACACCAACAGAACTTTCAGTTATGCACACAGCAGATTTAAGATCAAAAGAGTCACCACCCACATCAATTTGGCGATTACATGTTACAGTTGTTCTGTTTAAACTTTCATATCCCGAAAATGTCACAGGTAAAGCATTGAATTGGTATGGACGTCCAATATTACCGTATTCAACTGTTTGTTGTCGGCGATTGATGTAAAAGAAAACAACGTCACGAGAAAATACAACGGTTTGAGACTTTGGAATGATCATTTTGTTTTCTAAATACCATTGTTGCTGATCCATCGATTTTGATAATTCAATGGTATGTCCACTAGCTCTACTAGCTGCTGTAGTACCATCACCTGTGTTAGGAATGCGCACGGTAATAATAGGAACGGATGTCATGCGTGTGAGTGACATAGTGCTCACATTGTAATTTCCTGCAAATGATGGTTGTGCAAATCCGGCCATAGTATTGCTGTATGGACGTACAGCAACAAATGTAGGTCGCATAGAAAATGCACCCAGCATGCGGCGCAAAATAGTTCCCTCATCTTTTACGTATGCCATATCAGGAGAATCAAAAAGGTTGTTGTCACAGTTATCTAATGCGATGAGAAAGTCGGACACACGTTCGTTGTAATATTTACCTTGGCGAAGCTGCAATACGGAATCCCAAATTTTAGTTTGCACGATGAATCGGTTGCGTAAGTTTACCATAGGAGAATCCTTGTTGGTCACGCTTGAAACTTCATTTGGGTCAGTAATAACGTCCCAGTACATTTCAAATTCTTGGTTTGTTGTAATAGGTTTGTTTTCGTATTTATTTTTGATAATATGTCCAAGATTTGCAATCAACATACGGTTATCAATGCAATCAATCTTAATTAAAAATAATGCAGCGATTACAGGATGAATGTACGAATATTGATTATGTTTTCCGTAAACGAATTTTCCGACGAGTGCACTTGCTTGCAGGTCTGTGAATTGTAAGCTTTGTATCATAACCTGCGCGTGCAAAACACGAGTTTCGGCGTAAAGTTTTAAGATATCTTGGAGAACATCCATTTCGTTATTTTTCACGACAAGAGAATCACCCATGTGTTCGTTTTGGTCGTATCCAAAAACTTGGCTCATTCTGCTAGAAGGTCTGTTGTACGTGCTGTTAGCATATTTTGGCTCATTTACAATTTTGTTGAAGAAAGCAGTAAATTCATCATCACTGAAATCATATTTCTTAGCAAACTTTTTTGCTTTTTCCATAAGTTCATGAAGAGGCAAGTTAGAATATTTGTTGATTAGTAGTTGCTTGAATTTGCGCGATTTGCGTTCAATAAGTACAAGGCGTTGTTTGTAAAGGTCGAATGTTTTCTTCACATATTCTTCATCATTAGGAAACAATTTGCGAAGTTTAGCATACGCTTGATGGTCACTGAGTCCTTTTTTAATTAACATCTCAATGCTAGAATTAGCGTCTCTGCTTTCTTTTTTTTCATAGCTAGGTTTAGAATTTCTGTCATAGTGGGGTTTTGTGATGTCACTCATTTAGTTAAGTTATACTATATTAAATACATATTTTTTTTCTAATTAATCACAAATAAAAATTACTATATTATTTAAATTTTATATTATCCATGATGTTATGGTATGTTAGCAGATGAATAATTTGTGTAATAAATATATTTGACAATCATTTTTTACGCATACAAAAATATTATTTTCTTATATTAAAAATAAAATTTTATTTAGATTTATGTGTTAGCAATAAATTAATTTGTTACGGTGGTGTATTTATTGTGGATATTTTCATATTATTAATATGTGTTCTAAATTCTTTTTTAACTTTTAGTGCCAAATTTGTTTTAGATGATTGAATTTTATCAACTTTTAATAACGATTCTATATGTTCTAGTTCTATATCTTCATAACCATGAAACAAATCAACACATTCTTTTATTTTATTTTGTGCCAACATTTTTTTCATTATTTGATTTATATAAATATAATCAGTAATGTTCATGTTTGGCAGACATTTATTTGCGTTTAATATATTTTTTCGGTTGATACTTTTAATTGATGAACGATTGAGATCCATCGGAAAAATTAATTTTACTGAATCTGTGAGTGGATTTAATTTTGTCAATTCATATGATGTTGCAGCACATGTATAAAATCCATGAACTTCTTGCATATCCCAATTTTGGTCTCCATATATATAATTTTCGATAACGTCACCTTTTGACAAATAATCTGATATTTTTGATATATTATTATATAGACCAGCGTCTGGCTTTTTAAATTGTGTTGCACACGATATATAATTTTGGTGTATCATTAACGGCAACAATACTTTTTCCGTTTCATAATATCGAATACATGAATCGATTGATGTATATTTGTGTAATAAAATTTCAGATGTTTTAAATAAATCGAGGTCGTCATCTTTTTTTTTACTTGATCTACAATATTCGTCAATTGTCATGTCTGTTATTATAGAATTTCCGTACACATATTTTATATTTTGCAACACAAATACAAGGCGCCTAAAATCTAGTTGTGAATGTTCAATAATTTTATTTGCAACGGATGAACTTTGCAATTTTATTTTTTCCGCTTTAGTTATTCGATTTAGCAATGTTAGCATGTATTGCGGATATGGTTGCCATAATTTTATTTCGATAAAATTTTTTTTAATATCTGAAAGCAATTTATTATGTTGATTATTTGATATTAAAATTATGGGATATTCCCACGTAAGTTCATTATTTTTAATCAATGATGATATAAAATTTTTTTCTGTCGTCGATGTTAACGATTCAAGTTCATCAATTACAACTACTTTTTTATTTTTTTTTTTATTATCTATATATGACATAATATTCGTTATGTTTGATACAAAATCAATCATATTTTTATTTTTTTTGCATGTTTTTATTTTATTAAAATTGATTATTTGCACGTCATAATTTAGTTCATTCAATATTGCGTGGACACAACATGTTTTACCGACACCGCTATGTCCCGTTACTATTATTGCGCTACTTGTATCTTTTTTATTTTGAACAAAATTATATTCTTCAATTAAATTTTTGCATTCTTCATCACAATCATCATCATCTGAAAACATATGATCATTTTCTGTTTCAGCACCAGTTTCATTTTCTTTATTTTTTTTTTTAATATTTTTACGTTTTCTTTTGCTCCCGTTTTTATTTATGCTAGCCAATGCTATTTTTTTATTTTGGCTAAATGTGCTAAGCCATTGTTTAATAGCGACTATTGCTTTACCGTTTCCCACAATATCAGCAATACAATTTGGTTTGTATTTATCAGTCCATGAATGTGATTTTATGTCATTTTGTTCCTCATAATATTCCATATTTTTAGTTTATCATAATTTAATTTAATTACTATTTAAACTTATTTTGTTCAATTTTTTATCAATTTACAACGTCAAATATATTGAATATTTAATGGTTTTAAAAATTAATGCTCTATAACATTAGTTGACGTATCAATATTATTAAATATAAAAATGGATTCGTCATATAATTCAGATTCGTCTGCGTTTAAATATTCTTTTATTTTTTCACGTGATTCATAAGATTCTGTGTCGGAATCAGAATCGATTGCATTCATTGCATTAAATTGATCGATACAATTTATTTTATAAAAAAATAAATCATTCAGCGTAACGCCAACATTATTATATATTTCTGCACCATTATTTGTTTCATCATAAATTACATGTTTTTCAGTGTCTGACATGTCAATATTTAATTGTGTATAATTTTTATTTATTACATATCCTTTTTTGCTCAAGTGCAATTTATTGCATTTGCTGCTCACACAAAAACCGTGTGATAAATCATGTTCACATAATATATATTGAGATGATATTACTCCCGTGTTACAATTATAACCGCCTGGACATTTATTTTGTTCACATGATAAACATTTTTTTGTGAATAAATATAATATTTTTATAATATTTTTATCATGTATAATTTCAATATTATTCACGTCATCTTTTTTATTTATTATGTTATATATAAATTTGCGTATTGGGTCCTTACGTTGTTCTTTTAATGAATGTGCAAATACACATTTATCACCGTAACAACATTTTGTTGTTTTTAATATATTATTGCACATTAATCTTTTATTTTTTTCATCTATACGGTTACTATTTATTTGTTCTCCATTATTTATATATTCTATGTTATCGCAATAAATTCTATTTTTTTTATTTTTATTTTTTTTTGACTTTTGATATATATATGGTTCATCTGTGTGCTCAGTATATTTATTCATATGTGTGATTATTATTAAATAATATTCATAAAATATCTTTATGCATTTTATGTGCAGAATATGAATTATAATATCTATTGAATTTAATTTATAAACTTCAATATATGGAGGCAAGACATGACACAAAATTTACAAAAAATATAAATCAACAAATTATTGAAATTTCAAAAAAAAATAAATTTGGACATGACGATGCAAATAAATATAATATTTCACATGTTGGGGAAAATGATGACACAATTATTGTTAAACATAATGACATATCACAAAAATGTGCGTACGAATATCTTGGTTCATATGATACGATGACACAAACATGGTATTGGGCTTGGGGATATCATGTATCTGAAAATAAAATTAAGTTATCAAAAAAAACAATAATAAAAATAAATGACATGATAAATAAAAAAGATCCAAAATATGAATTGATAAATGTTGATATAGAATATTTAAATTATTTTACGCAAAATTCTATATTTTTATCGAAACATAATCTAAATAAATTAATAAAATTGTGCATAATGTTACTTCGTGATGATATTGTGTGGATTATACCACAAATTAAATTAAAAAATGATAAGTCGGAACAAATCAATTTTTTTATCGTAACAAAAATAATGCATATCGAATAATTATTATATATAAATTACATAATGAACACAATAAAAACAAAAAAATATTCGCTACTGTATGAATCACGATGGAGAGAAACAGAAACTAAGAAAGAATTTGACTCAGACAATATTATGTTTCCGTATCCTACTGAACGAATTGATACATATGGATATAAATGGAAAGGCGGAAAAAAACAATTTATTGATAAACTGCAAAACGTTCAAAAATTTGTAGATAAAAAAAATGTAAAAAATGATGATAGATGTATGTTATGCAATGAAAAACATGTTTCCAATATAGAATATAATATATCAAACATAATATGGAATTCTAATTTACATCATTATATCGATAAACACAATGTTAAACCAACACAAAATTTTATTGACATAATATATCGTTCAGAGCAACCAAAAAATGAAAATGCACGAGATAATATTTTTCGTGCTGATTCAGTGACATATGTTAAAAATGATTTATCTTATGTAAAATTAGATAAGATTCATATAAATATTTTTGACGCACTTATGGAACATGGTGGGGGAAACAAAAAATACAAAGATAAACAAAAATCAAACATCGTAAGAAATTCAGAACATGCAGGTTTAATAGATTACAATAATAACGGTCTTGATAAAATAATAATTTCTGGTAATACTGATCGCGTCGATAAATATGATAACGAAATATATATGCCTAAAAATATACCTGAAGCATATGATTATGAATATATATTTCATACACATCCACCGACACCAACACCAGGTGGTCGTGCTATATATGGTATTTTATATGAATTTCCAAGCATAAGCGATATATTGCATTTTATTGAACATTATAACGTCGGAAAAACACAAGGTTCGATAATTGTAGCACCCGAAGGCTTATATTGCATCAGAAAATTTACTCTCGATACACAAAAAATAAAAATCAATAAAAAAAATATGTTTGCTAAAATGAAATCAATTTATAAAATTGTGCAAGATAAAGCAATTAAAAAATATAAATTAGAATTTACTGATGAATATTTTTATAAAAAAATAGCACAAAATAAAACATATATAAACACAATAAATGATACATTGCATAAATTTTTATTACATATTGATTATTATTCAAGAACATATGATGAAATAAATGACATATGGTTTATTGATACCATATATTTACCGATTTTTATAACGGAACCAATAAAAACTGATTGATTTTTTGTCAGTTCTCACATAAAAATTTTATTTGTTTTTATTTTTTAATTTTATATTTTTTCATACATATAAATATAGTATAAATATGTTTAACGAATGCACACAAAATGTTATTTTATTTTTATTTGTAATTGGATTTGTTTACTTTTACATTCTAAAGCCAAAAGAAGCATTTGAAGATTCAACGATGGCCAATGTAAATTATGCAGCAGCATATGATCAATCACCCGACAACATGCCTGAAAGACCGACACATTACGATGCAACCACTGGTGAAATGGTATTGAGTCCAGATTTTGTACAACAACCATTAGAATATGCATGGGGAAAACCATATGTTGATAATTCAGGCGAAACAGTAAATTCTAATTCAGTAGATTACAGTTCTATCGATATAAGAAATGCACCTTGTTCAAAATCATGCTGCAGCCCACAATATCCAACTCCTTTTAAATTACATAACGATGAAAACGTATGCAAAAATAAAGATAAATTAAATTCAAGTAACTTAATGTGTAACAACGAATGGCAAGATGCCGGTTGCATATGTTTAACAAATAAACAATCCGAATTTTTAGCAAGCAGAGGTGGAAACGCTTATTAAAATATTTTTAACACGGTCAATACATATACTGTATTCATTAAATATGCATTTTCTGATAAAAATTTAATTACAACTAAATTTTTATTAATTTTTATTATTGTCGTTTAAAAATGTCCGTTTCATTTTATGATAAAAACCGTTGTCGCAATCATTTAGATTTTGCATAAAATACTCACTAAAACATTATAAAATGACAAATCCGGAAGAATTTAACATGTTAGTCAATCATATCTAAATAAAATTAGTGACACGTTTAAAAACATTAAATTAAATGATAATATTATGTTAAATTACGTTATGAATTTATCCACGCGTATGGTTTTTTTATTATGACCATAATATTGACCTACTTTGCCTCTTCTGATGATTTGTTTTTTATGGCGATAATTTGAAATATATCATGTGTATGATATTTTTTTTAATTGCTGCTCATTTGAACGCTTTATATGTCTACTATGACTGTGTGGTTTATGCAAGACCGATGAAAATGTTGAATGACCGTCGTATGATATTTGTTATGCATTAATTTTTATAACGTGCACAATATAATACAATATTCAATTTTTATAATGATCTGGATTAACCGTGTTAGTTATATTTGCGGACAGACTTAAATTTTATTATGACATTAGAATTTATTATTTAATGTCACATTATTACGAAAAAAATATTGTTGAAATAAAAAATATATATACAACATATCTTGTAAATATTATTTCGCCATTAATTTATGAAGGATTTAAATCGTTATACGAAAACGCCAATAGGATAGATCATAAAGTACAAAATGCTGAAAAAACAAATCCTAATGTATCAAATTTAGGAATTATAAAAATATTTCAATTATGTCTGAAGGAAATTCCGCAATGGAACATGCATTTGATAGACACCGAAACTAAACGAATAAAAGAACAATGTAAATGTTCGGAATGGTTTGACGATTTATTAAAGGCTGTCGTTAAGAGTCACATCGTATTGTTGACATATAATGCTAACGCTAAAACTTGTGATATTGTTAACAATAAACTGCATGAAACTGTTGATACTAATTTTTTTATACATAATTGTTATATTGAATGTGCTAAAATATTTTTTAATTATCCTGAAATATTTTATCATAATTTTTCTGCTTTGGAAATCAAGAGAAATCAGCGAGAATCTATAGATATAATTAAAAAGGCAATAGAAGAATCATTAAAAAATATGTTACCAATTAAAACAATATTACAAGAATATTTATCAAATGATTATATACGTGAAGATAAAAATATTGAAAACGAACTTAATAATTTAAAATACATGGTGCATAATGATCTAAATGGCAACATCAATAAATTTGATGGTGATGAAAATAAATTTGATGGTGATGAAAATAATTTTGACGGTGATGAAAATAATTTTGACGGTGATAATAAATATCCAAAATTAAGTAAGTCGTTACTGGTCATTGATAGCACAAAAAATATTTCATCTGACGCACATATAAATAATGCAAATAATGAAATATCAAATAAATTAGATGAGGTTGAAAAAATCATAAATGATGATAAACCAAATACACATGAAGAGATGCAACAAAAATTAAATGAACCCATGTACATATCAAGTCCGAAATCGGTCAAAACTAAAAAAGCAGCTAACTTATTTAACAACGTGCGTGTTAAATTAGTACCACATGATGAAGAGCATAAATCAGAAAATCAAGAAAAAATAAAGTTAAATGATAAACAAAATAATGACGAAGACCAATTTAATGTTCACATTATAGATAAAATAAATAATGTAAATGATGCATTTTTTGACGATTTATTAGACGTAAATGCATAAATGTTTGGTTAAATACGTTCATTTATTTTCTAATTTAATCAATATAACAAAAATGTATTGCGATATTTTAAAAAATCCAATTATTATAGGAATTTTAGTTGGTGTAATTGTTTATTTTTTTATGAAGCATAAAAATAAAAAAAATAAAAAAAATAAAAAAAATAAAAAAAATAAAAAAAAAGTTTCGCTGATTATTCCAGTAATTTCGGCAATAATTGCAGGTTTTATGGTGTGGAGTATTGACGGGTCAATGAACGTAAAAAATAACGTTGCATCAAGTCCAAATAAATCTGCAGAAATTTCATTACCTACTCAAGAAATTATAAAACAAAATATTGATGGTTCTAATCCGCTGAATATAAGTGGCGGTGTTATTGATGGCATAAATTTAGGACAACCTAGTGATAAATTACAATCGTGTCAATTAATCGGCAAGGGTATACATGTTCCTACAACTTTGCCTGACGCGTTTTTAGATATGGATATGTTTTAAATATACATTTGTGTGAATTATATGCATTATAATTTTATCAGCGGATAATATATAATATGCCCGTTAAAGATGTAGATAATGGAGATAATAAATTGCCCATACAAGAATTTAATTTAAGTTCAATGATGGTAAAAAATCCGTCGATTGTTATGGTTGCAAAAAGAGGTTCCGGAAAAAGTTGGGTATGTCGTGCAATATTAAAACATTTTAGTGATATACCTGCTGGACTAGTAATTGCACCAACCGACAGAATGAATTGTTTTTACGGTAATTTTTTTCCGGATACGTACATACATTATGAGTATAAAAGTGAAATAATAGAAAAGTTATTACATCGTCAACAGATGATGATTGATAAAAATCAAGAATATAAAAAAAGAGGTAAACGAATTGATGCGCGTGGATTTATTGTCATGGATGATTGCTTAGCCTCAAAAAGTAGTTGGATGAAAGATCAACCAATTACCGAACTATTATTTAACGGACGTCATTACGAGATAATGTATATATTGACAATGCAATTTCCACTTGGAATTACGCCAGATTTAAGAAATAATTTTGATTACATATTTTTGTTGGCGGATGACATAATGTCAAATCTAAAACGTATATATGACCATTATGCAGGAATGTTTCCTGATTTTGGTTCATTTAGGCAAGTATTTGGACAAATTACACAAAATTTTGGATCTTTGGTGATAGTTAATAGAGGTGCTCGCGTAAATTTTTTAGATAAGATTTTTTATTACAAAGCTCCCAATACAGGAGATGAAATAAAAATGGGTTGCAAACAATTTCGTCAATATCATGAAAAAAATTTTAATAAAGATTGGAAGAAAAAAAATAAACAATTTCAGATTGATGAATTTTGTTCAAAAAAGAAAAAAGATAAAAGTTTAATTCAAGTTGATTTAAAAGAAATTTCAGATAGTAAAAAATAATTATGATTGACTCACAAAATATTTATTAACTTCTCCTGATTTTCGAACATTGTAATCATATAAACTCGCAACCCATGGTGATGGTTGTGTAAATATGGCATTAAATATTTGTGATGGTAAAATTGGTTCATTCTGTTCCTCCTCAAATGTTCGCGGAATGTATTTATATATATATTTTGTTTCAGGTTCACATTTTGTCATTTGTTTTTGACCTATATATATCATAATAAATATTATTCCAAATAATAACAAAATAAATATTATGTTCATCTATAAAATAAAATTATATTTTATTTTATGTTACAATAAAATAAATATTATGTTCATCAATAAAATAAAATTATATTTTATGTCATATTAAATAATTTTTATGCATCCACACTTGATACATTTTCAGATTTTTTTTGTGCCTCCAAATGTTCTCGTTTTTTGATGAGTGCGTTATATTCTTTTTCAATAGTTTCAAGATCGTCATCAATTGAGTCTATGTTTTTTGTTCCATCATTTAATTTTTCTACATTTTGCTCAAGTATTTTGCGCTCATCCTTTGCAATTTTTTCTGCTTTTTGAATTTTATCGGTGGTCTGGATGTCACTTTTTGTCTCTCGTACGATTTCATCATCCATAATACGTTCATTTTTTTGTTTTAATTTTTTATTTAGTCTATCCCTGACATTTTGTTTGCGTCCTCGTTCTGTATTGTGCGATTTTCGTTCTTCATCAATACCCTTTTCACGCATATCAGTTCTTCGCTTTTCTTCTTCCTTCTTTGCATTTTTCTTATTTTCTTTATACCCGTCGTGTAATTTTTGCATTTGCCCTTCCATATATTGATGATCTGCGATTGTATTTGGATCAGGGTCCCATCCTAGCCATTTACCACATTCTCCAACAAATACATCAAAATCAGGATCCGAACGTCTTATTTCGTCAGCATGTTTATTTGCTTCTTCTTGAGTTTCAAACGAACCTCTAATTTTTAGTGCTCTAACTTTACATCCTCGAATGCCCTCAGGTGACATAAATGATACACATGTCCATTTTTGTCCAACGATTGGTGTATCTTCTGTTAATGTGTCAATTTTTTTTTCGATTTTATCGCTCATTTAATGATTTAAAATATTAATTGTTTAAGTGTTTTAAAAATATTCAATATATTGTATATGTTGGAATTGTTATGTCAATAAAAGCAAATAAAATTGTCAACAACATGCTAACAATTATCATTTTTGTCATATGGTCATTTTGTTGACACATATAATCATTAAAATTATGCGTCACCAAAAATGATGCCAGAGAAAAAAGAAAATATTTTATGACTTTTGTTTTGTAACTTTTACTTATCATAATATATTTATGATGTGAAATAAATTATTTTAGTGCATTATAAATTATGCAAATTATATCATATTTATATATACAAATTATGTTATGCACTTGGATGAAATTTCCATCCCACATCTCCACATATTGGTTTCCATATTATATCTTGTGCGCGTAATTTTTCTCTGCTTTTCAATAACGGAAAATAACATAAAAATTCAGTTAAACCAAGAAGCTCAAATATTTTATGCAATACAAATGAATAACTTAAAAAATTTGTTCTATCACGCGGACAATATTTTGCAAACGGTTCTTGGATTTTTTTGAACATTATTTTAATTTGTTCTTCCATGTCACGACTTAATGTGGGCGCAGGTTTTCCTGTTATTTGTGACATTATATATGACATATGTTCATAATATTGATGCAATCGTAATTTTTTTAATATGGATTTCATTTTTTGAAAATGAAGTTTATGAATATTAATTTTATTTTTATGAATTTCGTTGAGAATTGACTCAAATATTTTAGGCGGAATTTTAATTGATTCTTTTGCTTGAAATTGATTAAGACATTCTATTAGGTGATTTAACCGTTTGTATGGATATGCTGGTTTTTCTGTCCCTACTTCTTTATAATTAGGTATATCGCTTTCAATTATAATATCATCAAATTTGCCACATTTTTGACAAACACAAATGCCATCTGATTGAACCAATATTTTTTCAATATTACAATCTGTACACCAAAGAGAATAATGTTTTTTCTTCAAATATTTATTTTTTCCGCTCAACATTAAATACTCATCATATAATGTTGCTTTATTTGTAGCTATTTTTTCAACTTTATCATTTTGTTCAATTTTTATTTTGTCGACTGCATTAGGTTCACTAAAAAAATTTAATATTGGTTTACTACTTGACTTAATTTCTATTATTTTCATTCGCTTTTTTGTTGGTTTTTTATGTTTCCGTTTTTGTTGACTTTGTTTACTTAATTCTTTTAATTTTAATGATTGCAAATTAATATTGCTTTGATTTGACATTACGTTGTCAATATCATCAATATTGCCAGCATCGTCACCATTTTTATTATTAGCACCGTCACCATTTTTATTATCAACATTATCACAATCATTATCGCCATCATTTTGTTCATTTGCATTATTCTGCTCGTCATAAAATTTACGTTTATTCATCTCATTTTCTTCGTTGTCATAATATTCAGATAAAATATCATGTTGATTGCTAAAATATTCAAGTATGTCGATATTATTTTCAACATCGTCAATATCTGCATTTATTTTTTTAATTTTTTCGCGAATTTCTATTTTTTTTTTAAGATCAACGTTTGATAAATTTATTTTAGGAATTTCATTTATTTTTTTAAATTCTTTGTTTAATTTGTCAAGTTCTTTTTTTTGCGATTTTATGTTTTCTTTTTTTATTTCATGATTTTTAATATAATTTCTATGGTCACTGTCTAACGTGTTGACACTTTGAAGATATTTGATTTTGTTTGGCTTATATTTAAATGATGACATTGTGTGTGATATTATAAATTAAATATATAGTTCTTTAAGTTATCTTAATGATGCCAAAAATTCACTTTTAGTGATATTGTATTTTAATATTATAAAAATATATAGTACGTTGTTAAAATAACATGATAATTATTTTGGACACACAAAAATAACGAATCAATATATTTCAATTTTCATATAATAAAAATTTTTTTCTAGTCTATGTTTATTAAACTATCATGAGTGGTGGAATTATGCAACTCGTCGCACATGGCGCACAAAACGTTTACCTTACTGGCAATCCTGAAATAACATTCTTCAAAGTAGTGTACCGTCGCCACACTAACTTCGCTATGGAAACCATTGAACAAACTCTGAATGGTTCTCCTAACTTTTCCCGAAAAGCATCCGGAACCGTTGTACGTAACGGTGATTTAGTTGATAAGATGTATCTTAAACTAATTATCTCTGCTGTTGGCTCATCTAACAAGTCTGATGGTAAATTCGCATGGTGCCGTCGCCTTGGACACAACATCATCAAGAACGTTGATCTTGAAATTGGCGGCTCTTGCATTGATAAACACTACAGCTCGTGGATGGACATCTGGTATGAACTTAGCCATACCGCTGCACAAGAACGCGGATACGAAAAGATGATTGGCGACGTTCCTGAATTGACCGAACTTCGCGAAGCTGATGCTAACGGTAACTTCACTGAAGATTACATCATGTATGTACCACTTCAATTTTGGTTCTGCCGCAACACTGGACTTGCTCTTCCTCTTATTGCTTTGCAATACCACGAAGTGCGAGTAAACGTTGAGTTCCAAGACGCAAGCAAACTAATCTGCTACACCGGTTCTGCCCCTACTAATCTAAGCATTAAGGACGCATCCCTTATGATTAACTATGTGTTCCTTGATTCCATTGAACGTCGCCGATTCGCTCAAGTTGGACACGAATACCTGATTGAACAACTTCAATTCACTGGTACCGAATCTCTCCAAACATCCACTGGTTCTTCCACTTCCGGCAAATTCCGCCTTGGATTTAACCACCCATGTAAGGAACTTGTGTGGGCTGTTAAGGGTGGTAACTACACTTCCGGAAAGTCGTTCCTTGCGTACACTCATTCCGATGACTGGTCCACTGCTGTTGATGATGCTGCAATGAACGTGGCAACTGGTATGTTTACCATTGATCAAGCTGCTACAACCGTTGGTATTCCATGTGACTCTACACATGGCACATATTCTACCAGCACAAGCACATCCGTTTCTAATTTAGTTGAAGTATCTGTTCTATCTTCTCCTGGAATTGCATTTGCTGCTGGTGCATATACAGCGGGCACTAGTACTACTCAATATTACCTTAACCTCACACAAAATATTCTAGGAGATGGCTCTTACTTTTTGTGTGACAAGATTCATGATGTAGTTGTGACCCTCGTATCTGATACTAGCGATGTTATCACTATTGATTCCGTTGCAGTGAACAGCCACACGCTGACTGTCCGCGACCTGTCCATTCCTATCGCATCCTGGACCCAGAACAACCGCACACCATCTTCTACTTCTTCTGACGTGGTTGTGTACCAGCAAGGAAACTACGGTCTCCTAATTGATGGTACCGGAAACCCAATCAGTGATGCTCTTATCCAGCTCAATGGACATGACCGCTTCAATATCCAAAAGGGTGCTTACTTTAACTACGTGCAGCCTGCTGAATGCCACACCCGCACACCAGCTGATGGCGTAAATGTGTACTCGTTCGCTATCCACCCAGAACAGCACCAACCATCCGGATCCGCGAATCTTTCGCGCATTGATAACACTCAGCTAAACCTCACTTTTGGTGATTCCACTGTTGCTAGTTTCCTACCATCCCTCAAATTTTTCAATAACGAGACTCTCCTATACGTATTCGCATTCAGCTACAATGTACTGCGTATCATGAGTGGTATGGGTGGAGTTGCATACACCAATTAAATAAATTAATAAATAATATATCAATATTAACCTAAATTAATATTAATATAAATAATTTCCACATTTTTCATAATTATATTTTGCGTTTTTTTAAAATATTATGTTCACCATCCATATATTTAATTTCATTTGTGTACATATTGTCACGCAAATTTTTACCTTCAATTATTTTTTTTAATATATCGTCTCCATAATCATATAAATTATTGTTTATCTTTATTGTGCTCATGATCGGACACATCAAATTATATAATTTAATTATTTGATGCCCAATTGTCAAATCTTCTTCGCTAAATGTAAATTTATTTTTATCCGCAACCATTTTTTTGTATGATATTTTATGTTTTATAAAAATATTTTCATAACATATTTCATTCATATCAAAATTTTTGCCGAATAATTCAAAATAACATTTAGTAAAAGGGATTTCTAAATTATTCATCATTATAATTAATTTGCGCATATATTGTTTGGGCGTTGTAATCAAATCGTTTTGAATAAATAATATGTCAATAATATTAAATATTTTTTCATGCGGCACCAAACCATCAACAAATATATATAATTTTGTCAAAGATTTAATAAAATTATATATCTTATGTGCAAATGTTACTTGAATATATTTGTCACTTATTGCATATATATGTATTTCGTTGATTAATTGTTTCGCTATACACATAAAACTGCTCTTTGACGTTTCTACGTTGTAATTCTTTATTGTTAAATTGGACATATTTTTGCATCGATATAAACTTTATTTTAAAATATATGTTATTTCATAAATAATATATATTTGTTTCAATTTTTACGCAAATTATAATTAAAAATGATGCGCAGCATTGTTAAAATAAAAAAATTAATTGGTCATTGCACGTTTGATTTCCTCAGCTTTGGCATTATTAGCTTCCTCAGCTTTAGCAACTTCAGCAATCGCATCAATTAACGCTTTAATCGTTACCATCGCATATTCACGTTCTAATTTTGTGATCATTTGCGTTAGTTTATGTGTGATGACTTTTGTTATCCGCACATGTACCCATTGCATTTGCGTGTGTTTCCGTTGCGATTTCTTTAGACACTACTTTTGCTTTATTTGCAGCACCCGTTTCATTTTTTGGTACAATCGTTGCAACAGTTTTCATTGTTTGCATATGTTGTTTTATGATTTTTGACGATATTAATGCTTTAATTTTTAAAATTTTAGCTTATCGTAATGCACATTCTATGTTTGCTTCAGGTAATTATTTGATTTTTTTTCTAAATCAAACATCACTTCAATTTTGCACGCAATTTTTATTATTTCTTCTGTTGTCTCCATTATGTTATTTTATATGATGTATAATTAAAATATATTAAGAGTGTCAACATATTTATGTTTCATTTTTTGCGTAAATTAACGGATAAAATATTGCAATGTTTATCAATAAATCTATATCCGGATGCAAACAAAATAAAATATCACGATGCATAATAATAATAATAATAATAATAAATTCACATCCGAATACAAATAAAATAAAATGTCATGACGTTTGTTGACAAATCTACATTTGACTGCAAATAAAACAACACGTTAATGATACAAGTACAAAGCTAATTAAAGCATATAACTTACTACATTCGCGTGACTTTCACTGCATATCATATGCAAATTAAGCTTCAGTCTCTTCTTCAGTCTCTTCTTCAGCCTCTTCTTCAGCCCCTTCTTCAGCCCCTTCTTTAGCCTCTTCTTCAGCCCCTTCTTCAGCCCCTTCTTCAGCCCCTTCTTCAGCCGCTTCTTCAGCCGCTCCACCTTGCGCTTCCAGTTCTGCAATTGTACATGCAAGTACTTTTTTCAGCACTTCACACTTTTTCTCCAACTCTGCAGTCGCATCACTACCGGTTGAAGCGCCGGTCAATAATTCTTGAGTTTTGGACAAGTTTGCTTCCAACTGTTTGCGCTTGTTGAGGAGCACAGCAGATTTTTTGCAAGTGTTCGGTCCCTTTTTTTTAGGATTCTTCTCCGACTGAATGACTTTAAGCTCAACTTCCAACTGCTTGACTTTGTTCAGAGCAATTTGCAATTTATTTGGTCCTTGATTGCCCTTGCCTTGATAGCCTTTGCCTTGAATGCCCTTGCCTTGATAGCCTCCACCTTGGTAGCCTTTGCCTTGAATGCCCTTGCTTTGATAGCCTCCAACTTGGTAGCCTCCATCTTGATAGCCTCCACCTTGGTAGCCTTTGCCTTGGTAGCCTTTGCCTTGGTATCCTTTGCCTTGGTATCCTTTGCCTTGGTATCCTTTGCCTTGGTATCCTTTACCTTGGTATCCTTTGCCTTGGTAGCCTTTGCCTTGGTAGCCTTTGCCTTGGTAGCCTTTGCCTTGGTAGCCTCCGTCTGAGTTGCCTTGAGGTTTGTTGTCTTCATCGGATTCGTACCATGTGTCTTTTGCAGCCATTGTGTCTTTTTTTCGTGTGTTTGATAATTAGACAAGTTGCATAAATAATAACATAATGGACTTTTCAATATGTACACTATTTCAATTTTTTTGGTGATCATCTAAAATGTTCTTAGATGCAATAATACTATTTCGTCATCTGTCAGCCCATCAAGATTTTCTTTGAGATATCTATGAGTTAAATCGTCATGTATTGTTGAATTATTATAACTGTAACCATGTGAATCAATGATTGAAAAAAAATCGTCAGCATATTGTTTTCCTTGTTTTGTAAATTCACCATTCATACAATAATCATCAAAAATGTGTGGATTTGTTATTTTTAAGTTGCGTAAATATTTTTTTGATTCTTCAAATTTGTAGCGCAGTGATAAATGTTTTGAGCTTGATGATTTCCATTTTATGTCACTAATGCTAACGATAAAACGTTCACCATGTGAGTCATTTGGTTTCATATACCAAACATATGTGGGCAATTCATTTGGTGATATGTTTGAATCTTCTGGAAGTGTAATAATTCTTTTTTTTTTTCTTAAATTTTTATTTATGTCTTTATCATTTGTATCATAAATTAAATTAATTCTTCGGTTATCTATTCCTATTCGATTAATGTGTATTATCGGACAACTTTTACGTTTAGAATTATTGTCTTTTAATTTTAGTGCCATAATAATTTCATGCATATATATATCTTGTGATATGTCTCCTGATTCGTATGACATATAAACAGTTCCATTATTTGCACATTTCCATGATTTATTCAATGATTTTATATACGCACTATCTTTTGCGTCTAATAAAATAGGTATATCATATGTGTTTTTATATTTTGCATTAATAACGACATATTTATTTTGTGCCATATTTTGATATATAATATTAACAGATACAATAATAAAATAATAAAAAAATTAAAATAAACATAAAAATTTTATTATTATTTTTTGTTGCATTTTATTGTGTGATATTTACGGATAAAATTGTACAATAATAAAATGATGGAAATAATGCATCGTTAAATTAAAACAAATTAACATAATTTTGAGTTTCATTATGTTTTTCGTTGAATGGATTTCTACAAAATACACATTTATTCATATTATTTTTTTTGCATGCTAAAAAACATTCAGAATGAACTGCCCTACTACAAAAATTTTTACAATATTCATATTCTTCTCCATTATCCATGTCATCTAAACATATAGGACATAAATCATCCATACCTATCATTAATATTTTTTTATCGTTTGGTATTCTATGTTCATATTTATTTTTCATAATGTTGTCAATTTTTATTTGTTCGACGATAGCTGGTATATTATTGAACATCGATGTTACTTCTTTATTTGTAAATGTGTGTTGGTTGACAACGTTTTCATCAACATTCATTATTTTTATTAAAATAAAATATACATGTTTACATCTTGATTTTCGTTGTCTATAATTGGGACATGTACATGATGTATTATTTGATATGTTTACTGTATATACATTTCAAGTGCTACCCATAACATCAAAATATTTTAGGTGTTCATCATCGTCACGTGACTCAATAAAAAATAATTTTTGTTGTTTTCCACGATTTTTTCGTAAATTGTTCATCTTAATGTTCTTTTATTCACTCACAAGTTGATACTCAATATTTAATATTTAATATATATTTCAATTTTTATTATTGTTATGTTTAGACACATAATATTTTCAAATATAGTATCAATACGTGCCGTGGATTTTTTCACACGTAAAAAATTAACAAATAATATGAAATGTCAACTATAAATATATATAATTATAATGAGCGGCGGACTAATTCAAATCGTAGCATATGGAAGTCAAAATTTATTTTTAACGGGATCACCAGAAATAACATATTTTAAAACAGTATATAGAAGACATACTAATTTTGCAATTGAATCAATGATATTGCCGTTTGATGATACAGTAGGATTTGACGAAACGAGCACCCTTAAAATACCACAAAATAGTGACCTAATTGGCAATATGTATTTACAAATAAAAGTTCCTGAATTTAATTATGACAGAACAATATTAACAGACGACATAAGTAATGCAAGTGCTGAACTTAATGAAGCAAAAATAAATTTATCAACAGTTACATCTTATATGGCTATTAATATAAAAGCATATAGAGAAGCATATAATGCATATATTGCAATAAATGTAATGGATGCAACAACTATGATTAACGGAATAGAAACTGTATTTGGCGATGCATATCATATAATTGGTGGAGAATCTCCGTCTGATGCAATAACGACCGTAAATGCATTTACCGATTTAATAGAAGACACTGATTTTAATATTTCATATGTCGGCATGAATGAGATAGCGTATGATAATTCATCAATGACCGACAAAGATATTTTTAATTCATTGATAAATGTTGGATTGTCACAATCAATAAAAGTAAAAAAATATTATTCCGATTTATATAATGACGCTCTTGAAATATACAACGATGTTACTAACAAAAATAGAAAATTTGCATGGGTAAGCAATTTGGGAAACGCAATAACAGAATATGTAGAAATATCAATAAGTGGACAATCAATTGATAAACATTATAGTCAATATATGGAAATGGATCACGAATTAACAGAAAAAACAGAAAAAGATTATTTATATGATAAAATGATTGGAAATGTAGAAAAATTAACAACATATGACAGAACAGTAAAACCAGAATATACAATCATGTTACCGTTGAGATTTTGGTGTTGTAAAAATATAGGACTCGCATTGCCATTAATTTCATTACAACACCAATCATTTGATGTGACAGTAAAAACGCGTGATGTGTTAAGTTGTGCATATATGGAATCTGATAGTGACGATGTATTAAATCTTGATGATATTTTTTCTGACCAAAATTTGAATCTAGAAATGAATCTTGTTATCGATTGTATTTATTTAGATAAATTGGAAAGAAAAAAGTTTGCCCAGGGAAGTCATGAATATTTAATTGAACAAATTCAAACAACAACCATCGATAATATTGAACATCCTACCGTAAAATCATTATTAGATTTTAGCCATCCATCAAAAGAATTAATATGGGGCATTCAAAAAAATTCATATACTGATAATGTTGATGGTTCAACAAGATGTGAATGGAATAATTTTTCATTATCATCCGTCACATCTAGCACGCCATACAAAACTAATCCTATTTTAGATGCAGAAATTTTATTTAACGGATATTACAGAATAAAAAAACATGAAGGAAATTATTTTAATTATGTCCAACCATATGAACATCACACGCGAACACCAAGCGATGGCATAAATATATATTCATTTTGTTTACACCCAGAAGAACATCAACCATCATCAACATGCAATTTATCCAGAATAGCTAAACCAATTTTAAATATAACGTTGGATTCCTCTGTTTTTGATGATGGTGAACTAAAATTATGGATATTTAGTAAAAAATATAATATTTTACGTTTCATCAATGGGATGGGTGGTATTGCTTACACTTGATTATTCATTTATTTTTACTCGACACAATAAAAATAATTTAACGATATAAAAGAGAAAATATACAAATTAATAATAATGATTGGTGGACTATTACAATTAGTTGCTAAAGGAAATGATAATTTATTTTTAACAGATAATCCAGAAATAACGTTATTTAAACGAATTTACAGAAGACATACTGATTTTTCAATTTCACATCAAAAATTGAATTTTAATAAAAAAATACCATTTGGTGGACAAGGACAATGCACTATTAAAAAAAATGGTGACTTAGTTCATAAATTAATGCTTTTTATTGATATACCTGCAGTGCAATTAAAATATATCAAGGTTGCAAATAAAACAATTGCATCTATATTAAAAACATATGACATAACGTATGAATTCGAAAGTAATATAGCGAAAACTATTGTAACTTCCCTTGTCTATACAACAAATATATTGCCTCTGATTGAAAATAAAGTCAATGAACTCGTTGAACAAATAAATAATAGTCAAAGTGTGATAAATTTATTAAATATCAATTCAACACGTACAACTCCACAAAATTTAATTGATATAATTACACAAAACACAAATGAATCCGTTTTATCGTTTAAAAAAAATACATGGCAAACAACATATGACGCATTATATTCATATTATAATAATGCATTAACTATTGCGCAAACAACATATAATTTAATTAACCCAACATTAAATTTAAATAATACATATGAATCATCAGGTCTTGATACATTATTATTATCAATGATAAATAATTCGGACCCTAATTTTGCGTGGGTTAAATATTTAGGATATTTTATAATTGATACCATATCATTGAGCATAAATGATGAAATTATTGATTCACATACTGGAGAATTTATGTACATATATAACCATATAAATTATAATGTAGAACATACACGTGGAACAAATATATGCATGGGAAATGTAGAATCCTTATACACATTCAATAACGAACAAAAACAAAGTTATCGATTGATGATTCCTATAAATTTTTGGTGTTGTCAAGATATTGCTATGTCTATACCATTATGTAAACTTCAATATTCAGATGTTATGTTAACATTAAAACTAAATTCACTTGATAAGATTGCATATTGGGATAAATTATCTGTATTCGTAAAAAAACCTGTTGTTAATGTATCTCTCATGGCTGAATATATATATATTGACAAAGAAGAAAGACAATTATTATGCGAATCTAAAATAGATCAACTTATTAATGTTGTTCAATATGTGGGTGATATATATTTTAATTCGAACGATATTGATGAAACATCAAATAAAATAGAACATGAATTTTCATTTGATAATATGTGCACTGAAATTTTGTGGTTTATTCAACCTCCTGATAATATTGATGGTTCATTAAATAATAAAGAAATTCGTCCATGGGATTTTATGTATAAAACAGGCGTATCGTCCACAAATAAATTAATCGCAACATATAATGATTCAAGTTATTCATTATCAAATATAACCACGTCAAAAGATGTGAAAATTAATCCGTTTGATACAATCGCTATAAAATTAAATAGTAGAGTACGAGAAAATCCAAAAGGACATGTTTTTTATGATTCTGTTGTCCCTGTCATTAAACGAAAAGCATCAGGAATTGACGGACTTATGGATTATTGTTTTAATATAAATCCAACTTGGTCAATTCAACCATCAGGTGCAATAAATTTGAGCAAAGCATATCAATTTTCTTTAGAAGCAACATTAAACGATACATTTCAGTCAAGCATGATGAACTCTAAAAAACAATTTAGATGGGGTGTGTATGCAATTAAAAAAAATCATTTGAGAATCATGAGTGGATTGGCAGGAAAAATATTTTTGTGATCACCATAAAAATATTTGGCTGTATATATTTTTATTAAAAAACCAATCCAGATAATCCATTGCTTATGCGAAGAACTTTTGTTGACACATAATATGATCTACAGTATGCATGATTTGATGTTTGTATTTTATAATTTACATTTAATTGTAATGATGAGGAACTTAATTGACTCATATTACATGTACCTGATGTTTGTGACAAAAGTGGATATAAACTAAAACTATATGTATTTATCCCCTCATAACGATAATAATTAAAATGTTCATAATTTTGCACCCAATCAAAATAATTATAATTTCGCAAGCTAATGCGCTGACGTCCACATAATAATATAGTTTCGTCATTCACTAATGAATTTCCTATTGGTAATTCATTTTGGGCATCATATTTATAGCTGTCAGTGTAATTAAAAAAATCATTATTTTTATAAAGATATTCGTATTGAACAACCCAAACTAATAATTTGGTTGGATCACTCATTGCTATATTTATTGTCCTGTTTGTGTTAGTTATTATTTCTTGTCCATTGTATGACACTTGATCTAAAATATATTCGTGTTTTGCTTTGGCAAATTTTGACCTTTCTTCTTCATCCAAATAAATATAATCTATTAATAGGTGACAATTATTTATTTTTAATCGTTTAATGGGTGTTTTTAAGTATGAATGTACTTTTGGTTTAACATTTGCGTATGGCATACAAAATGATTTCGAAGATAATCCATATATATAATACTGTTCATTGTTTTGAGAATATAGTTCTGTATTAATTTCTAAATTTGATAATGTTGATATATTTAAAATTTCAGTTGAAATAAAATTATTTGACGATATTAATGTGTAATATAATCTTTTATTTATAATGTCGTGATGTATAAATTTTCCGCTAGCTGTCACATTATTTACAGTTTGTTCAATGTATTCATTTTTTGTGAATGTCACTATATCAGTATCTAATGTCATATAATGTGTCGGCGTAATGTTATAACATTTTTTTAGGTCAGCCATTTGTAAATTTACTTTTACATCACTATATTGTAAACTTACCATAGGTAAAGCCATTCCCGTATTTTTACAAAACCAAAACTGCAGTGGAACATATATTGTGTATGATTTTTTACCATTTGATGGTTCGTGCAGTTCTGGTACCATTCCATACATTTTTTTATTACCATCGTCTTTTTTTTGCGTTAATTCAAACCAAATATACATCCATTCACCATAATTTCTATTTATGACCTGTCCATTTATTTCTATTTCTATATTATCTATCAAAACAAATGCAATATTTTTTGACCATGAAAATTGTGTTATGTTATCTATTCCCGAATTATTTGTAAATTGTTGCACTTCTGGTAATGTAATCGATAAATGCATATCACTAATTAAATCCCCATCTGGGTGTATTGTGCATGATGTTTTTTTTTCGAAATCTGGCTTATGTGAAAAATATTGTGGAATTGTTTCTATTGCAAAATTTGTATGCCTCCTATATATTGTTTTAAAAAAAGTTATTTGTGGGTCTTCTGTTAAATATAAATCCTCAACACCTCGAGCAGCCAATTGTATTATTCCTCCTGACATTTTAATATAATACAATAAAATTAAAAATTATAACTTAACCCATTTAGGTTAAATTAATAAAATTATAAATAATTAATTTCTTACTGGTGCTTTGTGATCTTGTATTTCACCAACTATTTTAACAAGATTTGTAATAGTCTCTGCAGCTTCTTTTTCTGTTTTTTCTAATTCTTTGCGGGTTTTGTTAACTTCTTCAGCTTGTTGGGAAACGATTATTTCTTCAGCAGCTTCACCATCACTATGTCCTTCATTTAATGTGTTAATCTCATCGGCAACTGTGTTAGCACTAAATAGATCTCTCAGCGATTTTTCATACCGCTCAGCTACTTTATCATACAACGCCAATTTTTCATCAGTAATACTAGTGTCAATATTAATATTATTATATTTCATAATTTTTAATTGTTCCTCAAATATTTGGCGTAACACACTTTTATAATTTGGAGGTTGTGATGTATTACTATCAGTAGTAGCACGCGGTTGTATTGCTGATGCTGATGCGGCATGACTGTCTGTCCTTTGTTCTATAAAAGGTGGCATCATTTCTCCTTCTCCTCCTCCTCCGCTCATTGTAGGAATCGCACCACCTGCATTTCTAAATACAGGTGCCCTATCGACAATAACAAACGTACCAAGTGCAGAACCTTTAGCAGCAATAAGATCAAGAGCACTTGGCGTTATAGTTGGTTGGCGATCTTTAATCACATATTTACCATCGGTCGAATCATCCGTTGTAACTGTTGCAACTGTTTTTGTTCCGCTTAGACTTGTGTCAACAATTTCCCCATGTTTATTTGCATAATTTGAAATCACGCGTAAATATTCGAGGAGATTTTTATTTTTATCAATCTTGCTTTTATCTACGCATCCCCTATAACCTGCTTTTCTCCATGATTCAACTGACTCAAAACTCTTTTTGTTACCATCTGATCTTTGTTCAAATTTAAATCTTTCCAAAATACGTCGAGCAATTCGTGGGTCCAAATTGTTAATGTTTGCTTTGACATCATCAATATAATCTGTGAAATCAAACGGAATTGTGAGGTCAGCTTCAACGTCTTTCATTGCATCTATAAAAGAACTACATTTTTCATAGTTGATTCCCGACCCATAACAATTTTTTTCTTTTGTGAGATTTACTTCTTTACAATTACCACCGTTACATTTCACAAACTGTTTTTCTTTAAATTGATAGATTGAACTATCAATTAGCGACATATAATATGAGTCTTCTGCATATTCCATTATAGGCATATCTAATTCTTGCGTGCCTTTTAACAAAAATTCGGCTTTAATTTTTTCAATATCAAATATCCATTCGGTTCCCTTAGAAACAGTTTTGTCGTACGGACCATAATCAAAATTATACGCTTTTTTATACAAATTACGCAGAGTATCCTCAAATGCTCCATCATTATTTTCAATTGGCGTATATTTAACTGTTCCACCTAATGTCATGTAATAACCATCGCATTTGGTTGAAATTTTAGGAATTATACGCATAAATAATGGGTAGTCACTTTGGTCATATTTACCGCGTTCAGTTCGGATTTTAAATGTTTCATCGTCAGTACTATAATTCAAAAGTTTACGCGAAACGTTGTCTAAAAAAGTGTATTCATCAAAACCGCCATGCATGGAACCACCATCAAGTTCTTCAAAATTTGTCGGAACAATTTTATTAAAATCATCTAACTCTTTTTTGGCATCTTGCTTATTTTCGCTGCTAATATTTGGGTTTGTTGCCTGAACAATATCATCTAGATGTTCTCGATAATCATAATATAAATTACTTAATGTATTGTCGTATATGGTTGACGTACGTCTAGGCAACGAACGCGTAGCATTTAATGCGTCATGGTATTCCTTTTTGTTAATTTGTAACAACGGTTCCCTTGATAATTTTTTGGCGGCATTGAATACGCGTAACGCTAGCGCTTCGACTATTTTTGTGTCATCCTCACTTAAAGGACCATCTGGTACACTTTGTTGTGAACTATCAACTTTCACGTGCATTTTGTTGGTTACTGGTGGTGGTGGTTGTGCTCCTGGTGGTGGTGGTGCACCGAATGGCTGTGGTGCATCGGATGGCTGTGGTTGTCGTTTTTTGGTTGGTGGTTCGACTGGTTGTGGTTCGGTTGCTGGTTGTGCTGGTTGTGGTTCGGTTGCTGGTTGTGGTTCGGTTGATGGTTGTTCGCTGCCCTGTTCGCTGCCCAGTTCACCGTCATCATTAGGATCTTGTTTTTGTTCATTTCTATAAGCGTGATATTTGCCGGCTCTCACAATGAAGTCAACAAAATCTTGATGCACTGTATTTCTATCCTTATCATGTCCATTACGTGCTTCGTCAGTATAATATTTGCTTGACATGACAGCTCCGGCTACGCGTCCATCTATTCCAGACGGTTCATATTCATTAACGGCTATTAATTGATCAAGATCATTTGGACAAAATATGTTGCTTAAAAATACCTCACCACCCTTGTCACCATCAAATAAATCTTTAATCAATTTTTGTTTCAGATCTTCTGCCGATTTTTTTGACATGTATAATTATGATTTATAAAAAAAAAATAAAAAATTTTAAAAATGCGCATTATTATATTATTTTTATACATCATTATGAAATATCATTTTAATGATAATTTATATGTAAATTATATGTGAACTAATAAGTGTGCATCTATTGTACATCAATCATATACTTCCATGACGTTGCTAGAAATTGCATCATTAATTATTCCCTCTATCGCCGCAATTACTTGTTCCATTGAATTTTCTTCTATTCTGTATTTATTGCGTAATTTTTCGTGACGTTCAACTATTGATTTAAGATTTGATAAACTCAATGTTTTGCTGCTTCTTGTGTCGCCCGATATTTTATACATATTGTTATAACTTATGATATACCTAAGCGTTTTTATTAATTCACTTTCAATTTCTTCCATTCTTTTCAACATATTGAGTATACTGATTCTGTCATTCGAACTAATCTCCTTGCCATCTGCTTTCATTTTTTTATCCATATCAAAAAATTTCGTAGCTAAATACTCAGAATTAGGAGTTTTGTTGGTATTTTTATCATTAATTGCATCCATGGTTAATTTAGTGTTCGCTTCAAATAATTCTTGTGCACGTATTATAATCATTGGGTCAATAATTGGTTTCCTATGTTGTATCGCATGTGTAATCTGATTATTATTTGGCGTATCAACTCGACTTTGTATTTGTGCCAAACTATTTTTTTCAGTTATCTCATCGCTTTGTCCAGTGTAATCAGAATTTAAGATTTGTGGATTCGAATTAACGTGCGTAACAACCATTATCAAATAATTTAATAATTTTTCGCTTATTTGTGTTTTTTCTTTGTCGCTCATTTTTTTATCATCATTTGCATTTTTTTTCCAGCCCTCAACAGATTGAATTTTAATTAATTCTTTTTTAGCGGTATCGTCATGAATTTTTATTTTTTTGAATCCAAATTTTTCTAAAGTTCGCAATGCAATGAGTGGATGCATACTATCAATGTCATCTTTTGCTGCATCAAAAAACTCCGCGTCCGATAATTTACACGCATCTGCATCAATTTTAGACGTCGATGTTAGACATTTTACTATATACTCTCTGCAAGCAGTTTTATTTTCGTCCTTTGTTTGAATACCAGTTGTATAACATTTTTCGACAGGAATTTCCTTAATTTCTGCATTTGATTTCGAATATACGTCACCTTGTTTTGTCCATGTATTTGTTGCCTTTACATTAATTTCCTCCTGGTCATTCTCTTTATCTATCGCATCACCCACCGTTATTTCATCTCTAATAAAAGCTAAACGTTTTTTAACAATCTTATCAATTAATTTGTAAAACTGTTTATCATTTTGTTCATCGCATTTTTTCTCCGCACCCGCATCATGATTTAAAATGGACTCATATCTTTCTGTAAAATATTTTATGTTGTGTGCGTTGGGCACAGTTTTTTTAAATTCATCGGTATTGATTTTAATTGAATTCCCACCAATATAGTCAATGTTACTATTATTCATTGTAACTTCATTGTCATTACTATATGGCGTCATAAATTTTTGATAAAATAGTTGTGTATGACCATCCAATGAGTTCCATTTAGCATATACATTTTGCCATAACCGTTTTGTTGTATCATTATCTTTGTCATTTATTTTTTTATGAAATATAGCGGTGCATATAATAAAATTATAAAATATATTGTCACCATCACCTTCACCACTTAATGATCCTGATATTAAATAATATGGTGTTGCAATTTCTGGATCATCATTATCTTCATATTTATATTCTTTTATGTCCCACGTATCAATATTAAAAAAAATATCTGAAGCAAAAAATTTACCCATTAGATTTCCATCAAAAAATGCAGACCTCTGCGTGTATCTATTGTTTGCATCCGCAGCCGTATCTACAGTTGTAACCGACATATGTATACATATAAATAACAAAAAAATAAATGAGCAATATTGTTATCGATAATTTTATGAAAATATCAATTTATAGTTTTATAATATCGCAAAATATTTATTATGTCCAATAACATTATAAATACAAAAATGATTAATATTAATAACGCAATGTTATGTTGTCTAATTATGTTCACGTTGGCAATAATATATTTGTTCGCACAAAAACACGTTGAATTACAAAAATGTAAAAATCGACAAAATTTAGAACAATCAGAAAATACAAATAATGGAAATGCAGATAATGAAAAAACAAATGACGAACAATTTAACAATGAAAATACAGAAAAACAAAACAATCCAATTAAATTAGTTCTGTATAAATCCAAAAATTGTTATCACTGCAATGAATTTTTACCTACATGGGAACAAATAAAGGTAACACTAAAACAAAAATATTCACAAAAACAATTAGAAGTGTCCGAAATTGAATGCAGTGGAGGTGATTCAAGATGTAACATACCACAAATTCAAGGCGTGCCGACTATTATTTTATATAAAAACGATAAATCACCTTATGTATATGATGATTCGCGAACAAAAAAACAGGTGCTGAATTTCGTGGAACAACATATGGAACATTAAAATATATTATATTTATTTCGATTCATCTGATTCGCTTGACATATACGAGTCGATGCTATTTTCTTTCTTAAAATATTTTTTATAGACGAAAAAAGATTGGCTTATAAAATTATCTTTAAGTGGACAATAAATTAAATTTTGTGCTGGAACATTATCGAATCCATACATTGTGCCGTATATTCCACCAATAATAGAGCCGAGAGTGGATGAATCACCAATATTAAGTATACCGTATGTAACAGCTGTCGTCCAATTATTTTTTGAATCGAGGAGACAATCATATGCGACAATGGTTGCTGAATATCCTGTTGAACCTATAACTGATTTTAAATATTTTTTTCCTTCTTGACTGAGATGTTTATCGATGCCAAAATGTTTGGAATAAAATGATGACCTAAACATGACATTTTTCATTGATTTCATTTCAATTGGTTTTTTATCGCGAAAACGCAAATCAACATATTCAGTCCAATATTTTAAATATATGTCATAATGTATCAACACATTTTCATTATTATTATTAATTTTTGATTGTGTGTTAATAAAATTTACAATGAATTTATTGTTAGATAAAATATCAATAAGTTGAAAAGCCCACGTTTCAATATTTATATTTTCGATAGCAAACGCAATAAAAAGTGCAACCGTTAGACATCCTAAATATCCGATAGGTGATGTATGTGTAGTGGTAGCTATGTATAAAGCATGTTCAATTAACATATTTCTATTTTTTTTTCCATTTAACGCCAAACCTATAGCAATTCCGTATGTACATGCCTTATTATCATAACTATTTTCATCAAATTCTGTGGGATAAATATAATTATCATTAATTTTATGTTTAGTAAATGACTCAATATATTTCACAATATTTTCATTTTTTTGTGAAAATTTTGTTTTATATCTGTCGTCGACGTTAATAAAATTATTTAATTTTTTATATTTTTCTATATTTGTTACAAACACACTGCGAACTATGTAGGGAACTAATTCATCATTCTTATTAATATGCGAATATGTGCTCAATAATGATATTAATGTCAATGAACAATATGTTGCTTTCCAGTTGTTCATGTTTATATTATTAATTCCGCCTTCAGAAATAAATTCAAATAACATTTCAAGCGTAGAGTCCCATGTAATTGTCCTAAATTTAGAATATTTCCATTCTCCGTTACCATATCCTATCATGTCGCCAATAACAGATAATACGGCAGATGAAACATATTTATCTTCATTGGTTGCAGTATAAACAGGTCTCTGTATGTCACTATTAATCATTTTAATAATTATTTGACTCGTAATCATTTCTTTTCCATTTTTATTTTTTGATTGTTTAAATTCGTCGTTGTATAAAAATGATTCCATTGAATTAAGTTAATATATTTAACGCATATTATAAACGTCAAAAAAATTATAATTTTTTTTTGTCATCAAAAATATGGCTTAAAAATTTGTCGCATAAAAAAGACAAGTTAAAGATGTCGACAGATATTGATCTATATGATGTTCTCAGTTTAGAAAATGATTGTGTCAAAACAGAAATTAAAGCAGCATATAAAGACCTTGTAAAAAAACATCATCCTGACAAAGGTGGTGATGCCGATATGTTTGAATTAATAACGCATGCATTTAATGTGTTGTTTAATGATGATACGCGAAGTGAATATGACAAATTAAATCGTCTCGAACAGCAAACTAGCAATGATTATGAAGATTTAGCTCAATCGTCACGAAATTTTATTGAATCACAAACAGGGCATATGACTGATGAAGAGAAAGAAATAAAAAAAGCAGCTGCACAAATTGAGTTTAATAAATCATATGAAGACATGGATAAAAAAAATAAATTTGTTCGCGACGGAAATCAAATGGACGTAATCACTGAAGATGACGCAATTCGGCAAGCGGATGATTTAAAATTATCAAGAGAAAATGAAAAATGTGAACTTGAAATTGAACAAGAAAAAATATTTAAAAACGAAAAAGACTTTGACTTAGAAAAATTTAATAAAATGTTTGATATGGCGCATAAAAGTGACCACGAAATGGTCAGACATACAGGAAATCCAAGTGCATGGAATGGAAGCGGTATTGATGATTCGTACACTTCATACTCAACAAATTATGGCGATATTTATAATAACGATAATAACGATAATAACAATGTTGCAATGACGGGTTCATATAGTGGAATAAATGTAAATTCAAGAGCGAAAACAAAAATTTCAAAAAGTGACCTTAAAAATGTCCAAGGTGCATCATATGTATCGGGGCATAATGATGTTGACGATAATTATACTGCTTCACTTGAAGAACGAATGAAAGAATATAAAAATGATCTAGAATCATATGATGACAGACATTTTAATGATTTTGATAAAAACGTTGACGAATTTGGTATTTTTAATAATTTAGGAATTGAAAATGCAGTCACAGGTTTCGATTGGGGACACGACGAAGAAGAAATGGAAGAAATGAAAAAGGCACATGCTAAATTATTACAAATAAAAAAGAAAGAAAAATGTGTCTCTATTGTTGACCAATCATTTGAATCTAATTCTGAATCAAAAGAAAAACAACCACATGATTAATTATAAATTAACGTCTATTATTGATGTTTAAATTAATGTATTTAATATTTTATAAAATATTAATTATTTATCAAAAAAAATTTTGGTGACATTATATCCAATAGTATGTATATGTTTTATGGCATCCATATTTAAATTATAATTCATAAAACCAACATCAGATTGACTTAAAACTATGTCTATTGTGTTATTTTTATACATTCTTTTTGAATTAAAAATAACGCCTTGTAATATTGATTGTATAGTGCCGCTAAAAAAATCCTCAGCATTTTCAATTTTTGTTTCACTTATTTGTGTCGTTAAATAAATCCCCAATGTTGATTTTAGTTGTTCAGGTTCATCAAATATATGCATAGGGTATTCATCAATACATCCGCCATCAATAAAATATTTATTGTCATATAATACAGGAGCAAAATAAAATGGAATAGCAGAAGACATGCGTAACGCTGTTATTAATTTAATATCTGGATATGTTTCGTACGATAAATATTTTGCTTTTTTATCATTAATGCACGTTGTCGTCAGAATTAATTTAATATTAGTTTTTTCAAATAATTCTTTTAACGTTATGTCAACATTTATTTTTTTGTATATTAATAATTTTTTTAAAAGAATTTCTAATTTACGACCATCATCAATGCCAAATATGTTAACAATATTATAAATATTTTGGTTTTTCATTTTAAATAAATTTATTTTTGATGTTATGTCAAATAATTCTGAAGGTTTATAGCCAACAATAATGAGTGATGAAATAATTCCTCCGATTGATGCGCCAGCATATGTTTTAATGTGTTGCAGATATTCATATTCATGTAAATATTCTAACGCGCCCAACAATGCAAATCCTTTCATTCCTCCACCAGAACATACCAATGTGTCATATTTTTTTGTTTTATCATCATTTATTTTATCATCATTTATTTTATCATCATTTATTTTATTATTATCTATTTTATCATCATTTATTTTATTATTATCTATTTTATCATCATTTATTTTATTATTATCTATTTTATCATCATTTATTTTATTATTATATA